GTCCTGAGCGCTCTCGGTGGGGACAATAATGTCATCACCATACACGAACGTGTTAACACCCACAACCAGCTTTTGGCCAGTCGGGTCACACGCAAGTGCAAGACACAGAAAAATCAGTGTCTCGAGCTCAAAGGTGAAACCGTTTCCCATACTGCTAAATTTCTCTAGCAGTACCCATTTTCCATCGATAAAAGTCTTTGGAGAACGGAGTTGGTTTAAGGTATCAAACCAATCAGGGGGAAGTATCAGCTTCACCAAGCTGGTACAAACGGTATCGCTAGCATTGGAGAGGTCCAGGGTAGCAAGATGGCCTCGGATAGAGGCTTCCCGAGCGAGAGCTCGATGAATATCTTGACCTTTCGCCAAATGGATATTGGCTCGCTCCTTTAAACGACTACGGATTATTCGTCCGTAACCGAGTTGGTAAAAAAGATTAACAGAAGGTTCTATGGCAATGCCACGGTTCTTTTTGCAATCTTTAGGGACCGTTGTGAAACGATTCCCTTTTACCGGGAGAGGACATCGATCTGCAGACGCACAGGCAGAAGCCCATAGCGTTCCGGACCACGGAATTAAGTGGTACACGGCAGCAGAGGTGAAGGTGGGCCTAGAGGACATTTTGTCCGGGATCGTTGTGAAATGACCCCTATCTCCAAATGTCGCGCCAGGGCCGAACTTGCCTGATACATTGTCAGGACAACGGCCCAGTATGGACTGACATATTTTACGAACACGAGAGAAATACTCGTGAACGTGGTCATCAGGCCCCATTGCTGGGGGAAGATAACCATTCAGTCTGATATTGGCACGCAGACAACTTGCTTCGTTATCGTAAAAACCTTTTACAGCAACGGCCTTTCGGTCGAATGTTGTTTCAAGGCTTTCGCATTTTCGAAGCAGACTCACAGCGGTGGCATCACGCCAATAGCTTTCAGAGTCCATGTAGTTGTGCGGATCGGCCTCCATAGTGGCAAGCTGATCCCACTCGCTAGCACTCAAAAGCATATGAGCCTTGAGGCTGACGGGTGTGGAGAGATCCTCGAATAGACGGAGGATCGCCTTCTTCACATCATGTGAAAGGAGGTTAGGCATGGAATTTTCTCTCCGGTTAGGACGCCTAGTGACTAACTAGGCGGATCCAATGCTATCAGGTCGGCGCATAACCACCCGTCAATGCCAGGAAAGGCATCGGGAGTGGAATAATATGGCAGAACTGAGCGGCGGCATGCGCAAGCGCAGCGTCGGACATGCCCAAAGGCACGATAGCAGACACGTTCGAAATGAACTTGTCTTGGACGCGAGGGATTCCATCCGACCCAGTAACGACGTATGGATACACGAACTGCATATCGACCCGACGGCCGGTACCCGTTCCATTGGAACGAGCCACGACCGTAAAAGTGGGTTTTTGTGCAGCGCTTGCACCAACAGCCGTACTGCGCCAAACGGCGGGGCTTTTGTCCCCACCGCTGGCAGACACCAACGCGTAAGTAATCGGCGTGGTGTTGTCGGCGTCAACAATGACGAGGTCTGCGGCAGTAGCCATAAAGAAGTCCTAAATGAGACAGAGGGGAAGCTTTCCCATGTCAAGTTGAAGGTACCTAAGCAAGTTAGGCATGAGACGGGAGGAATCCCGTCAAAGGGACAAGCGAAGACAAAAGTCAACGCTTAAGCTGTTGAATCAAAAGACTCACAGCGGTCGCTCCTCTTACGACCGAGAACCCGCGGAAAGGAGTTATGCGAAGCGAAGGCTTAGCAATGCTAAGCACCCGTTGAACATAAACCCCCTTAATAACCCACGAGAACTTGTTCCACTGAGGCCATTCAGGTGGATACGGCGAGGTATAAGAATACTTCGTCGTAACCGTGTGGTACACTGTGGTATACTCTCCACTAGTGTTCAAGCCGAACCAGTCACTCCAGCTCTGGAGCACCTGGCCGACATTGACAAACCAATCCACTACAAAAGAAAATGGAATGGTTTCCCACACGTAACCAGCAGGGTTAACTAAACCAAGCTGAGAGGCAAGAAGGAAATTGGGGTTGTCCACCACAATATCCATCCCCAGCTTCACCCGGGCGATAGCGTCCTGGCGAGCACCTTGATAAACATCTGAGGGTATATCAGTAAACTG